CGGCGGAATCCGGCATAGTTTAAGCCATGTAAAAGGCGAAAAATAGTCACTTCGATTTTAAGCCCATTATAACGCCAATTTTACAAAATTAAATTATTTATGTAGGTTTTCCCAACTTGATTTTAACAAATAAATCTAAACGCCTTGTAAACGCCAAATAAACGGCATTCTGTTCTTGCTTTGTGCAGGGAACGGAAATACACTGTCATGCAAAAAAATATGTCCACAAAAACATTAACCGAGTGGGGGGATAATATGAAGTCTGAGCAGTGGAGGCAAAAAGCCGAAAATATGTGCTTTGTTGACGGAAAAAGCATTGTTCAAATTAGTGCGCTCTTGGGCGTGTCTACCGTTAGCCTATCTAAGTACTTAAATTCTCTGCCACAATATGCAGCGGAAAAGAATCGTCGCAAAGAAGAAAACAAAGCTAAACGTAAGGAGTATTCCAGAAATCACAAAAGAGAAACACGCAAAAAAAGCCCTTTCGATTATATTTGCGGTTTATCTTTAAAGCGGGAACATGAAACGGCGGTTAAAATTTTATCAAAGGAACGTTTCTTTAATGAGTAGCATTATTACGGAGTTTAAGGAACATATCCAAAACAGCCAAACCCCTACCAACGACACCCACGCAAATGCTCGGGATAGCTTTTGGGAATATTGCAAACTCATAAATCCTAAGTTTTTTAAGGATGACCGCCCACATTTGATAGAAATTGCAAACACCCTACAGGCTCTTTACGAAGGGCGCATCCGCAAGTACACGTTAAAATCTCCTTGGCACGTATATAGTAATGAAGAAATAGCGGATATTTTTAGTGACAGCGAGGATTACATCGTATGCAAACAACTTATGATGAACATACCGCCACGGCACGGAAAAACATATACGCTTTCATTATTTACCCAGTGGGCTTTCGGAAAAAGCACGGAGAACCAAGTAATAACCGTATCATACAATGAAATTTTAGCAACACGCTTTTCCGCAAATGTGCGTGATGGCATAGACGCAACCAAGATTGATAAAAGCTGGGTTATATTTTCAGACGTATTTCCAAACGTAAAAATAAAAGACGGTGACGGTGCAAAGCAGATATGGGCATTAGAAGGCTCATTTTTTAGTTATCTTGGTACAGGGTTCGGCGGTACGATTACGGGCATTGGTTGTAATATCGGCATAATTGATGACCCGATTAAAAATGCCGAAGAAGCTTACAACGACAATGTATTGGAAAAACAATGGGCTTGGTACGGCGATACATTTCTTTCAAGGCTTGAAGAGGGCGCAATACAAATTATTAATTTTACCCGCTGGTCTACAAAAGATTTATGCGGAAGGCTTCTCGACAGCGACGATGCTCCCGACTGGTACGAATTGAAAATGAAAGCCCACAACCCGGAAACAGGGGAAATGCTATGCCCGGCTCTACTCAGTTACAAAAGCTATATGAAGAAAAAACGAATTACATCCACCGACATAGCTGAAGCCAACTATCAGCAAGAACCCGTTGACGTACAGGGCAAGCTATACACCACCATAAAAACCTACACCGAACTACCAAAGGACAACCAAGGACGCAAGCTTTACGAACGTGCCTACAACTACACCGATACCGCAGACACCGGAAAAGATTTTCTTTGTGCTATTAACGCCGTGGAATATAACGGTGAAGCCTTTATTACAAACATTCTATACACGGATAAGCCGATGGAAGTAACAGAGCCGGAACTTGCAAAAATGCTTTATGATGACAAAATCAACACCGCTATTATCGAAAGCAACAGCGGCGGCAGGGGCTTCGCCCGAAATGTAGAAAGGCTCATATGGGAAAAATACCGTACCCGCAGTGTTGTTATTATGCCATTCCACCAATCCCAAAACAAACAATCCCGAATACTTTCAAATGCCACTAACGTAATGAAGAATGTTTATTTCCCTGTAAATTGGAATAATCGCTGGCCGGAATTTTACAAAGCAATAATGACCTACAAGGCAAAAGGCGGCAACAAAAGTGACGATGCCCCCGATGCTTTAACAGGTATAGCAGAAAATATCGGCGGCGAGGCAGAAATTGAATTTTTAATGTAAGGGGGCATACCTATGGTGGCAACGGTAAACAGCAATATGGAAGCCATCCACGCACGGATAAGGGAAAACGGCTATACAGTAGATTCCGATATCATTTTAGAAATGATTGCGGAACACGATATCAATACCATGCTTGAAGGTGTGCGCTATTACAGAAGCAAAAGCGATATTACCAAGCGTGAAATGTTTTTCTTTGACAGACAGCAAAATAAAGTTGCGGATGAAACCAAAACAAATAAAAAACTCGTAAACAACTGGCATAAACTTCTTGTTGACCAAAAAGTCAGCTATCTTATCGGCAGACCTATGGTGTTTACCATAGAAAAAAACGAGGATTTTTCTAAAAAAATAGAACTGCTCCTTGGTGACGAGTGGGATGATGTTGTTGCCGACATAGCAACCAACACAAGTAACAAAGGCACAGAATGGCTTCACACCTATATAGACCAAAAAGGCTATTTTAAGTATGCTATCGCTCCCGCCGAGGAAGTAATCCCGGTTTACGAATCTGCTTTACAGAAAAATTTAGAAGCTGTTTTGCGATACTATTCCGTAAAACGCGACGGTAAAAGCCGTTACCGTGCGGAATGGTGGACGAGGGAAAATGTAACCGTTTATATTGAAGATAACGACGGCGGTTTTATCTTAGATGCCGCCGAACCGGAAAACCCATCCCCGCATTATAAAAACGGAAACACTCCATATGGGTGGGGTAAAGTTCCTTTTATCGAATTCCCAAATAACAGCTTCCGCGCTAACGACCTTGAAGTTAATAAAACATTGGTAGATGAATACGACGAAGCTTTTTCCGATTTTGCCAACAGCAATGCCGATATACAGGAAATAATAATGATTCTGAAAGGCTACGAAAGCACCGACCTTGCTACCTTTAGACAAAATTTATCTTACTATAAAACCATTAAGGTTAGAGCTGACAATCATAGCGGTGTAGATAAATTAGAATTAACTATACCCGTGGAGGCAAAAAAAGAACATCTCGACCGCCTTGAAGAAAATATTTTTATGTTCGGGCAGGGCGTAAATATCAAGACAGACCGTTTCGGCAACAGCCCATCGGGAGCGAGCTTGGAATTTTTATATACGTCGTTAGACCTTAAAGCCTCCATGATGGAGAGGAAATTTAGACGTAGCGTAAAGCGTTTGCTTTGGTTTACAACGGCTTACATCAATATGCAATTCAAAAAAACCTACGACAGCAACGATGTAAAAGCCACGTTCCGCAAAAACATGGTGCAGAATAACAAGGAAATTGTTGACACCTTGAAAAATTCACGGGATATGATTAGCGATGAAACTATCGTTGGCTTGCATCCATTGGTAGAAAACATTTCCTGTGAGTACAAGAAATTGCTTGCACAGCGGGAAGAACGCGCAAAAAACATTATAGACCTATCCAAAATAAATATACACGAACCACAGGATGACCCGCCCAAGGAAACTGAACCATGAGTATCAGGCAGGAGCAATTAAATCTGTTCGACGCATTCGAAGCAACGGAAGCCGCCGCTGAAATGGAAATAGTACGAAATTATTCCCGAAGGCTTGTAGATGTAAAAAGTTATGTATCAAACCTTTTTGAACGATACGAGGTTGATGGTAAACTTCACTATGACGATATGATTCTTTACAATCGCCTTGAAAAGATGACCCAAGAAGTAAGGGGTTTAACCGTTAACCTGTACAGCGAAAATAAAAAAATAATCACAAGCACCATGAACAGCGGGTATCACACGGGATTTACAGGGCAAGGCGAAATAATAAGCAGAGCATGGGGAAATCAATCCCTGCTAGGCATTATTCGTGAAGAGGAAATACAACGCGCACTAAACAGCGAAATATCCGGCATACGCTGGGCTGAACGCATGAACCTACGCCGCGAAGAAGCCGCATTGAAAATTCGAGAAACCATAGTACAGGGGCTTTATAACGGAGAAACTTACAGACAAATGGCTGAACGGCTTAATGAAACCGTCGGAAAAGATGTACCCAATGCCATACGCATAGTTCGAACCGAGACCTACCGAGTTTTTTCCGAGGCGCGGAAAGACCGTTTAGACCGCATTGATGGCATTCAAAAAACCAAGGAATGGATAACCGCCAAAGATGAAGCGGTACGTGGAAATCACCAGCCCATGCATGGCGTAAAAGTTCGGTACGAACAGGACTTTGTACTTCCTAACGGAAATCAAGGCTTTGGCCCCACTATGATTGGTGACCCGAAGGACGATATAAATTGCAGGTGTTTTTATATTGTAGATGTCGCAGATGATGATTTTAGCGGGATTTAATAAAAAAGACCTTGAAAAAATAAGATGGAACAGCCCATCACCGTCTAAAGTATCAAGGCTGTTCCAAGCGGGAGAAACTCCCTATGAAATATTTTATCATAGGCGAACTTCTCTTTTCAACTGTTAATTGAAAGGGGATTATGCAAGTGAAAATAACAGGCAACACAATGGATAAGGTAATAAACCTGTATCTAAGTGAATTATCGGGAGGCAATTTCATCAGCCGCTACCCTGCATATAATGAAGCTATGAACACCTTCAATGCGGCACTACCAAAAGACACAGACACCGCTGCATTGGAACTCGCCGTTGACAACATAATAGCCTTAACCGAAAAACTGGCATTTACGGACGGTTTCAAGGCGGGCGCAAATCATATGTGTGAAGTTATAACATTGGTTACGGAATAACCAACGCTATCACCCACAACATATAAAAAAGATTGTACACCAAACGGTGATGCAGTCTTTTTTTAGTGCAAAGAAAAAAGGAGATGTGCAAATGCAAATTAAAGTAGGCTTTAAGAATTACGAGATACTAAAACCGTTGGAAATTATACAGGTTGGTGGTGAATTTAATGGGATTCACAATTACCAAGAAAATACAATATCCATAGCCGACAAGATAGCGCAACAAGATAAAAACCATGTTTTTATACATGAACTGCTCCATGCCATATGTGCAAGATTTCATTTAACGGAACTGAACCGAGACGAGCAGACCATAGACCTATTGGCTACAGGCATTTATGAAGCCATAAAGGACAACCCCGACATATTCAAGATGGAAAACATATAAAGAAGAAGGGAAGATTCAAATGTTAAAAGAAGCATTGGTAAAAATGGGCTTAACGCCGGAACAGGTAGAAAACGCCTGTAAAGCCCACGACGAGGCATTAAAGGAAGCCTTAAAAGTGGCATTGGAAAATCATGTTCCAAAAGCAAAATTTGACGAGGTTGTTACGGAAAACGGACAACTCACAGCAAGTATTGCCGAGCGGGATAATCAACTTAAAAATTTGAAAGATTCTACGGGCGATGCCGAAGCATTGAGAAAACAGCTTACGGACGCAATCGCCAAAAACGAAACCGATAACAAAGCGGCAGCCGCCGAACTTGCTGCCTACAAAAAAGACAATACGTTGAATTTGGCTCTCACTAAGGCAGGGGCGAAGAACCCAACAGCGGTTAAAGCTCTGCTAAACGTAGATAAAATAGGCGTTGACGGTGAAAATCTTATCGGCTTTAACGAGCAATTGGAAGCCCTTAAAACTTCCGACGCTTATTTGTTCAACGAAGGCGGCGGTCTGTCCGGACGTGAACCGGCGGCGGGAAGCGGCGGTGCAAACCCTAACGACCCAAAGGAAAACCCTTTCAAAAAAGAAACCTTTAATCTAACCAAGCAGGGTGAAATATACAAAAAAGACCCCGAACTGGCTAAACGGTTGGCCGCCGCCGCAGGTGTTTCCCCGGCGTG